ATAATGTGCAATGAAACGACTAACGAGAGAACAAAAGAAGGAGAAGGCAATGATTGACATCGTCAATAAGATGTTTGAGATTGCTGGACACGACGTTACCTACGACGACATCGTGGGCGTAGACGAGTGGTGGCAGAAGTACACTATGACTGTTGCTCAGGGAGATGAACTTGAGGAGTGGGGCAAGAAGTACCTTATGCGTGAACTCAAGATGCGAGCAGTCTACGCAGAGAAGGAAATGATGTGGTTCAGTGTAATGTGGGGGCTGAAGTATTCAGACTTTGACGAACACATTAAGAGTAAATTAAAATGAAAATAACGCTTTGTCCATACGTACACCATTGTGGAGATGAATGTTGCTACACCACTGGGTATGATGTGTGGGTAGATGGTAAGAGAATAGGATTTACCACTGGAGAAGATGCCCAAGAGTTAGCAGAGCTACTAAACGAAACCTTTAACACCAACGAGAAATGAAAATCAGCACAGGAAAATACGTTGACCAATTCGCCATCGGTATAACGTGGTTACGCTACCCAAACGTAACGTGGTCAATCATCTTTGACCTTGGTCTATGGTACGTAGAAGTATCAAATGATTTCAAAGAAACAGATGAATGGATTCCATACTTCACAGAGAACGCTATCGTATGCGACAGATGCGGCTCTCCAAATGACGTAAGCCCTCATTTCAACGACAAACAAGAATTGGAATTGGTATGTGCCGAGTGTATACGCTATGAAGACTACATGAATAGCTTAACCAATGTCAAGCCAAAGGCTGACAAAAAGAAAAGCAAAGTAAAATCAAAGGTTGACAAGAAATCATGACAAAAGAAGAACAAAGCATTTACTTGGAGCGAGTTCTCGTAAAGTTGATTATCACCATGCAGGTACAGCTTGAGCTATTTGATGAACTACAGCTAACAAAAGCATATCGGCACAACATTAAAAAGTCTACCAACATGCTGTCCAAAGACCTCGAGGAATATCTCCGAGAGATGTATGGATACATGAACATGGACAAGGAGAAGGAGGAGTCTTTTCTAGCCATCAAGCGTGGTGTAGAAATGATGCTAAAACGCACCGTAGATGAACTTTACGATGATGGGTTTGAACCTATTAATGAGTAAATTTGTACGCTAATTTTTACTGCCATGAAGAACCACACCAAAGTTTATCTAACCGAAATGGGATACGACACAACCGATTTCATTTCATGCGAGGTGTGTGGCAAAAAGGCAGTAGACATTCATCACATTCAGCCACGGGGCATGGGCGGCAGCAAGCTTCTTGACACCGTAGACAACCTTATGGCGCTATGCAGAGAGTGCCATCACGAAGCGGACTTCGGAACCAAATTACCCAAAGAATCATTAATGGCTATCCACACAATGCGCATGGCCGGACTATAAATTTTATGAGCAAAGTTGTTTATCGAAGCACCAGCGGACGTGAGGTGTTCTTCGAAAAGGTTGATGACGAGACCATCCTCATGACCAATGTCCCAAAAGCCAACCTGAAAACACATGATAGGTGTGGCAGAATTATACTACCAAGCGTAGTTAAAATCAATTTTCCTGGTGGCCCATACCTTACCCAGCACATGAAAATGTCGCTGATAAGTCCTGAGTTCGCCAATATGTACGCAGATATCATAATCTCCAGAAGTAAAAAAATCGGCAGCGGTTGGTATATCGTCTGCTACAAACGCTATCCAAAATGATTACAAACAAATCCTTACCCAAACACATCAAGGCGGTAGACACATCCAAAATGTCCCGCAAAGAATGGGAGCAGTTCCGTGGAACGCTCACTACACTTGGAGGCTCAGATGTTGGTACATGCATCGGCCTCAACAGGTGGAAGTCTAATATCGAACTATTCTATGAGAAGCTTAAGCTATACAAGCGTGAGTTTCATGATAGCATACCTATGATGATGGGTCGTGAGCTTGAGGCTTCAATCCGAAAACTTATTGCCTACTATGACATCGAGAACCCAGATGCATTCTTAGACAACTACCACGCTGGGAAGAAGGTCAACTTAATCCGTCAGCGTCATGCCACGTTCTTTAACGATAACGTACCTGAGCTTCATGCAAACATTGATGGTCTAATCAAAATCAAAGGGCGTGATGATTGGGGTGTTGCAGAGATTAAGTACCAAAGCGGTCAGTCTACCCGTGTTTGGGAGAACGGAATCAACCCGTCGTACATCGCTCAGAGCATGGCATACATGGAGGTTCTTGAACTGGATTACGCTGTGCTTGTCCTTATCGAGGATGCTAACCAGTGGAACGTGCACGTTATTGAGCGCAATGATGAATTGTGGGCTCAGTTCTATCCGACCATTAAGGATTTCGTTGAACGCTTATCTATGGCGAAGTCAATGATTGAAGATTCTGTCGATGAGTCGGAAAAATTCCAACAAGCATCCACGTTCGAGCCTACGGCTTACACGGAGCAAGCCAAGCCCTATGAATCTTTTCTCTCCGACTACGCTAAGACAAGAGACAATGAACTCGTAGTGGAAGGCGATGAAGAGACTTTGCTTATCGCCAAGGACATCGTTGAGCGAAGCGAGGAGTTAAAGGGGCTGGAAGAGCAGCTTAGACACCGTAAGAACCTTGTTAGGAAGTACATGCTCGACAATCAAGCTCAAGTTATTACCTTTGGTGACGCCGGTAACATAACCTATCGGAGCCAATTAAGATTCAACATCAAATTATGAAAGACGTAAAATTTGCAGCAGAGGGCGTGTTTGTCGGCAAAGTAAACACCACCTCAATCGGTTCTGGAGCCGGTAAAGGAATTGTTCTTGTAGACTTTGTAATCAATAACAGCATCCAAGATAACCGTGGAGTTGTCAAGGAGCAGCCGCTCAAGATTACGGCCTACAATAAAAACGCAGCGCTGTTGGATGCAATCAAGATTGGTGACACGGTAGTTGTTAATGGGTACGTTCGTGGAAAGTACAACGATGGTAAGGACGAGTATTGGACTAACCTCGTGATGCAAACTATCCGCATCCTGTAAAAAAGAAGAGGGGCCGTAGCCCCTCATCTCCCCTTAATCAATCATTAAACACCAACCAAAGTGTCCAACTATGACCACAAATATATGGAATAATTCCATCTAAACAAAGTTGTATGAGCAGTATTTTAGAAAAAGTTGTTTTAGATGAGCGTTTGTCGCTCAAAGCCAAGGGGTTATTTGTGCTTTTGTACACCTCAGGCACCAACACTAGGAGGGCAATTTCAATGTCAAAGGATGGGCGTGACGCACATTACGCTGCCTTTGCGGAGTTGAGAGAGCTTGACTACATTCAGCACCTACCATGTACGGAAAATCCGGACATGACATCGAGTGAGTGTACGGATAATCCGGACACAAGTGCCGTTTCATGTACGGAAAATCCGGAAATTGCACCCGAGTTTCCGGAAAATCCGGACACATCAGAAAAATTGGTCTCCCCCCTTGACAATCCCCCCTCCCCAAAAGAGAAAGAAAAGACTACTACAAGTAGTAGTCCAAAAGAAAGAGAAAAGGGGTTCAGAGCGCCAAAGGTCGAAGAGGTCATGGTGTACATGACCGAACGTGGATGGAAGGGTGCCAAAACCCAAGCCGAGGCATTCATCGATTTCTATTCATCCAAAGGCTGGATGATTGGGAAGAACAAGATGAAAGACTGGAAGGCCGCTGTCCGCACTTGGGAGCGCCACGGAGATGTTGAACGTATCGAGACACAACAAGACCCGCGGGTTGCAAGATTGTTCGAGATAGACTGGGATTCGCAGCCAGATGAACGAGTCGTGAAAGCATCAGTCTATTGCGTTGCCAACAGAGTTAACCCTCCAAAGGCGCTTGTCAAGCGGTACTTCAACAACCTCAAGCTTGACCACGAATTCAAAGCGGCATGCAAAGAGCAAGGACTTGAACCAAAAATGCTTGCTGCCAAATGAAAGACGAGCGTTTTGTAAACATGGACGAGCACCTTCGCACAATCGACCTGAAGCGCAAGGGTAGACTCAAGATGGGTATGGGTATTGGCGTAGATGTTTTCGACCGCCATATCCAATTTAAGAAGGGCGAGATGACTGTGATAGCCGGACACGCCAACGCAGGGAAGACCACCGTGATTCTTTGGTACATGCTGGTCAACGCTGTGAAGAACAACGTCAAGTGGCTCGTATACTCATCTGAGAACGATGCCTGGATTTTGATAGACAAGCTCATTGCCATGAAGCTCCAGCAGCACACCGAGGACGTTAGCGACATGGACTTCTACAAGGCAAGGGATTTTGTAGTCGGTCACTTCCGGTTCATCGACGACACCCGTAGCTACACAGCATACGAGTTGTTAGACATCGCACGGTCAGTGAAAGATGAATGGGATTATCAGGCACTACTCTTAGACCCATACAACTCCATTTCCAAAGACAGAAAGCTGTACGCAGAACTTGGAGGACACGAGTACGATTACCGAGTGCTTGGCGACATCCGAATCTTCTGCAAGCAGACATCGATATCGGTATACATCAACGCTCATGGCGTAACAGAGGCACTGAGAAAGGTACACACCAAAGGAGATGAGTACCTTGGATATGAACTCGATGGTCATCCTAGGCCATTGGCACAGGCAGACATTGAGGGCGGTTCTAAGTTCTCGTCTAGGGCGGACAACTTCTGGTGCGTGCATCGCTACACAAGACACGAAAGTCTATACAACTACACACTGATTCACGTCAACAAGGTCAAGGTAACGGAGACCGGAGGGTCACCTACGTTCTTCAATGACCCGGTTAGACTTCAGATGCGTATGGGCGGTACGTTCTTGATATCAGATAGATACGACCCTCTTGGCCAAACTGGCCGCACAGAGGAAGTCATTAATACTAACGATGACGACGTATTCTGATGGATAGAGCAAACGAACTGTTGCTTTTAGCGCAACTGTTAGAGCTTGGACAAGCTCAAGAATGGGTTGCCGAATGGGCATCAAAGGCCAAAGGCGAAAGCCAAGATAGACTTATCACACTACTACAAATTTTATCACGAACCGAATCATCATTAGAAACACTTAGATATGAAATATCCACACTCCAACAACAGGTCAACTCCGACAGAGCAAGAATTACGGCAGCAACTGAGGCTGAAAGAAGCGCTCGAGAAGAAGCAACTTCTCTTCGAAGAAGCATCGAAGAAGCACTCTGAGTATACCAAAGTGAAGATTTATCATAAGGGTGGATTCTTTCTTGTTGGAGAGCACCTACTCACCGCCAAAGGAAAGTTTCAGATTCTAGACATTGATGGTGCGTTCAATGAATCAACGAACAAAAGAGATTGGCTCCTCACGCTCGAGAACTTCGAGAGCTTTGTGAGGATGACCATTTGGTACAGCGACCTGCTACAACGCTACGAGGCAGGAGAAGCTGTGTTAATCACGTTTAAATCGTAGTTTTGTTTAATTACTAATTTTTCTTTAAAATGGAACAATACAAAAAATTGGTTGTCGCTTCAGGAAAGTACACCGTTAATGGCGAGGAGAAGACTCGCTGGATTGAGATTGGCCGAGTGCTTAAGGCACCGACCGGTTTCAAGATTAAGCTTGACAGCATCCCTGTCGAGTGGAACGGATGGGCCGAAATGGTAGACATCGAGCGTAAAGACGGAGCTGCTAAGCCAGCACCTAAGAAGACGCAAGTAGTAGCTGGCGACGACGACCTTCCTTTCTAAGTGAAACACGAAGAGTCTAGACTCCAGCGTTCCTGCGTGGCTTGGTTCAGGCTGCAATATGCAGATAAAGCATATTGCTTGTTTGCCATACCAAACGGGGGACGCAGAGACAAGATTACTGCTGCCATAATGAAAGGGGAAGGCGTACTCGCAGGAGTCGCCGACCTCTTCCTTATGGTGCCAAATAAGTCATACCACGGTCTATGGATTGAGATGAAGACCCCAAAGGGAAGGTCTTCTGATTCGCAAAAGTTGTTCGAGTCCCTATCTAAAACCCAAGGATATGAATACAGAATCGCAAGAACTTTGGATGAATTCCAGTTCATCGTCAATGATTACCTTTGTACAAACTCGAAAGGAAATGTCGTACTACACGAACATGAATATTCGGGAGCAGATTGACAACGTACTGAAGGACAATGCGATTATGTTCGCAAACCTTGGGTTAGGGTCTAGCAAGGCTGAGGTCGAGCGTGCCAAGATTATGGAACGCAAGAACCTTAGACAAGTTCGAAACCTAGACACTACGTTCGTAGATGCGCTCCTCACGGCCTGCGACTGATAATCAGTCGGATACAAGCCAAGAGCCGCCCAAAGAGGGGGAAGGGAATCATTCCCCCAATTCAAACTGGATTTTTATTTACTGGGACACCTAATTATGGATTTTAACAGCGACTTCCGATACGACCTTGCTTTGGGTCAACTCGGCGAATCATTTGTTGCACAACTATTTCAAAGCAAGACAGTTGAGGTCAAGTTCGACTTCGGCACTCACCGCACAGGAAACTTCTACATTGAGTATGAGTCTCGTGGAGTGCCATCGGGACTAGCCACCACGCAGGCCGATTATTGGATGCTGATAGCAGCATCAGAGAAAGGATGTAGACACAAGGAAGAACTCGGCACACTCGAGCATGATGACGTCATGTATTGCATCTTCATGCCCGTAGAAGAGCTGAAGATTAAGTGCCGTAAAAACTACTACAGAAAAGACGTACCCGGAGGAGATGATAACACCTCCCTCGGGGTACTCATAAAAGTTGAGAGTCTATTTCTTGGAACAACCCAGCGCTTTAGATAGTCACTATCATCACTCGCCTCGGTACTCCATAAACTTCTCGACCGTCTTTTCGGATACAACCGTT